GCCACACCAAAGGTGTCCTTCTGCCCTTGCGGGCCCCCGACAATTGCCGGGTGTGTCGATTACTCGACAAGTGGTGGCACGTAGACCCGAATTACTCGGGCTGTTTCACCACCCCTCAGTGCATGTACGTCGCTCTCACGAGCAAAAGCACAGGGAACCAAGGGGGCATCCTTCATATGCATAAGATAGAAAGGCAACATCCCGAACCCAGAAGGCTCGGAAATGTCACGCTTAGGCCGTTTGGTAAACGTCTTGAATACGTATCCTTCATAACCGCAATCGCGTTTAGTGGGGATGCGTTTCCAATCATGTCCAACCAAATGACCATCACCATACCCCTCGGGTCCGAATTTTTGGTTCCGCGGGTTGATGAACGACTCAATAAGCTGACGGTACCCCTGATCTGGAATTCCAGATCGGCATACCTGATTGCTCATTGCAGTAAGTCGCGCATCGGTGATGCTATCTTTAACGTAGAAGGGGCGAACATCTACTCCCAGGAGGAAATCCCCACCACAACTCTCACGGAACGGGCCGTCGCTGAAACTTTTTGCTTCATTGACGGTGAATCCCAAAAACGCGAGAATTTCATACAGGATTGTTACGGCATCAGTCGGTACGATGATGTCATCGCCATAGGCACTAGCCATACGAGTAAAACTTGTCTCGATGGCCGGGGCACATGGACGTCCGAAGACGTCATAAGCGATAGCGATATCCGGGGCGTCAACGTTGGCACTTGCGTGTCTGACGTAGACGGGTCTATTAGCCCGGGGAACCGCAGTAACATGTTTCTGTATGGGTTGGATTCCAGCAAGTTCACAAGAGAGCTGGGCCGCTGCGTAGAATATGCAGCTTTCCAGTTCAAAGGTAAAGCCGTTTCCCATGCTCGAAAACTTCTCAAGCACAAAGACGCGGTTTTCCTTCTTGTAATAGGCAGTACCAGTGCGCCAAGTGGCTAGGAGTTCGAACCAATCTTCCGGTAAGAGTGTCCTAACGACCTGACTGCTGATATTGTCACTTGCAGAGCTAAGATCCACTGTAGCAAAACTCCCATTACGAGAGCCCTGCATAGCGAAGGAGCGATTTATCGACTGATCATAAAGATTACAACCAGCCCTGCTCAAGCGCCGTTTCATCACTGAGCCGATTCCCCTCTGAACGAAAGTGTTCAGTAGGGGCTCGACCATGATAGAACGGTGGGTCTTTGCACTCTTGGGTACGAACGACAGATCACCACGACCTAGAACGAGGGTTTCCCATTCTAACCGTGGATAAAGGCTCGCTAAGACAGGTAAGTCTGCACGAGCATCGATCGAAACTGCCAGTTGACTTGAAAGCTTCCATTTTGCAGAAGTCTTTTGTTTGCAAGTGGTGCTAGAACCAGGTCCGAAAGAACAGTGAAGATCTTCCAACCAAGGCGCTTCCCCCAGATATCCTTTAATTTTACGCCGCAAACGATGAATTATCGAATTGGCGCTGATACCACGAATGGTACCAGAAGGGATAGATGAGTTAAAACGCAGGTTGGTAAGACGACACTGTTCCTCGGCCTCGATAAACTTCTCGAGCGCAACGGCCTCCCTATCAATATTCAGACGGAGAGACGCATTTTTCTCAAAAAGAGCATCGTAGCGGCGGGCCCAAGAATAAGCTTCAATTAAGAAGCTATTAGGCCCTGCTACGACTTGGTTATCCCGAATTAAATTCAGGAAATCACCAGACCGAGGAGCCATAACAACATCCTTCCTATCCCGGTAAAGATTTGAATAATCAATCCCGGTGAGAGAAAAGATGCAATTAGAGCAATACTGGCTAAGAGCATCCAAGATGGTCGCATTCAGTGCTTCCGACTTCTTATTAAAGAAAGTCAGCCTTTGTTTCTTTGGTCTCATTAAGAGAACTCCCAAGGAATGGTTAGTATGGCTTAATCAGGGACTTGAAGCTGTCACGCACCTGCGGGTCAGCTAAAGAGTTCATGAAAAGCTCCATTAGGTCATTGCGCTGATCTGAAGTGCTTCGCTTTGATGCGAAGAACGTACAGTCAGCGCGCACAATGTGTGCGACCTTAGGAGCCGCCGTGTAACCAGAAGGATTAGCACCGGACGCTTCCTCCATAACGGGCAGGTCCAGTGTCACACGGAACTTGAAAAGTTCCCCCTTGCTCACAAGGCCCTCAGTGAGGACCGATTGTCCAGAAACCGGAAGCGACGTAATATCTTCACGATATACCGCTATAGGACTGGACTGAACAGGGTAATAAGTGTGTTCAACTGGAGTAGCCTGACCGTCTGAAATGGCCACTGTGTTAATTGCGGGCATAAGCCCTCCTTGCCGTATTTGGCATAAAAGTAAGTAAATGGTACACACTACAGCCTTAAGCCAGGTCGGCGACGGCCCTCAAAAAGAGCCACCGTATCGACGATACGTTTCCAATGCGACGTCCGACTAATCGGATTTTGCAACGTAGGAAACTTACCGCTTAACGCCGTAAGGCGAGTTCGTTTAAAGTGAAACCGTTTCTCAAAAGATTTCGAGAAGCTGATGGGTACTTGGCAATCAAACCAAATCTGATGACCAATGAACCCTACAGGGTTTCCTGTGTGGTAACTGACGACGTCAGAGACGTAGCCATTCTCCCACTTTGCGAACCGTAGGTAGTGCGTAGCCTCAAGGTAATCCCCAATAGGCAGGATCCAGTCGACCAAAAAGGATAAGGTCAACAGTTCCCATGCCACCAGACCATAATTCGACCAATTGATGTGACGATAATCAACATCCGGTCGAAGGTAGAAACCAACTTCGGTAGAAGTGGTTGCTCGAAGGTCTGGCCAGTACTGCAAATTCCCCATGTAAGGGCCGGAAGACACAGTCGACAAAATATCTGACCGTGAGCGTCCGCGAACTGCTATCAGTGTTTTAGTATCTAAAGATTTATAATACTCAAACGCAGCCTCCGCATCATAGATGAGGGGCATGACAGCATAGCGGTATTCCAGCCAGTTCCGTGGGAGACCTTTAACAGTCTTCTTCAGGAACTTTGGGGCACTCCCATTCTTGATGATTGCACGGATCCCGGCCTTTATCTGTTTTCCAGCGCGGGTGAAATCCCCTCGCTTAGCAAACCGGTAAGACTTAAAGATCCGTTGCAAAACTTCATTCAAGTAATGGAGAGTCTCTTTCCCTTCAGCCAAGGTAACCGAAGCATTAAAACTATGGTCTGCTGCTTTTTGAAAGGCAGCATTAATCGCTTGATTACGATTAAGACCAAGCTTCGTGACTAAGGTTTGCCCTGAAGGGCCGTTAGGAAAGCGAAAGCAGTAAAAGTGGCCCCGCTTAACACTACCACATTCAAAACGGTAGGTGCTTAGGTTGAGGCCATACGACGAATAGTCATAGCCCTCATAACGCTCATAAACTGTGAGCTCATAAGGGTTTATCTTGCCTTTTCCGTCTTCGCCAACCGCATTTAACTGGTAGTGGTGGGTGGGTGAACCCCAACCACCGAATTGCCAGTATATCTGCGGATGGAGAGTGTGACTAAAGGTTTGAGACTTAATCGTCATAAAGGGATTTTCCTCACAAAGAGCCGATAAATCGACTACGTGACACATAGATCCTGTTAACAGAACCCATCCCCGAAAGGGGACTCGCGCTAACGAGTGCGAGCAGAACCCTGGC